CAGCAATCTCTCCGCTTGCGCTGACACTAGGGCCAGCATTGCGAAGGACGCTTTCGGTTGATGTTATGCCGTAGTGATATACCCGCTCACGCGGTGCGCTCATGTTGGCCTTAACAATCTTGGCAATCTCAATCGACCTGTGTGCACTAGCAAGCGCAATAGTCCGGTCAAGATTAGCCGCCTTAGCACGCTTGCGGCGTTGGTGACGGTTTGCCATATTCAATACCTATCGGTTGGCGCACTACCCTCTATCGCTAGGGGCCGTGGGCTATGGTTCACTAGGCATAGATAGACTACACCCTATGGTATGTTACTGTCAAGTGACAGCATGTCAAGAGGCAACCCCTGATGGGATGCACCCCAAAGGTGCCTTGCGTCCTGCTGACCCTCTCTGTTTACGCCTTCCCCGATGGAATGCTACTCTCTTGCGACGAACCGTGCATGGCTTGCGACGAGTTGAGTATGTTCTTGATTTGGTTATGGTTTGTTCTCTCTCTGTTCCCTTGGGTGGAACGTAGGGGTGATGATATATTATCTCATTCGCTAGGGGGGGGGGGATGAACGCACACGCGCGTATATGCGTAGTACAGGTGAACTCATGGATTACATAAAAATATGAAAATATGTCTAGTCGATATAACTGATTAACTATTGACAATGAAGAAGGCCTCCCGATGGTCGGCCAACGGCCCAAGACCTCCCTACGACTGATACAACAAAAGGCCCAAGGGACTTCTCCCAAGGACCTTCTAAAGAATAGTAGTAATTGTCTGTTGTTGTAATCGGGGATGGCTCCCCTTATTACCCCCCGCCTATAAGATATTATAACACAGAATTGTCATTTTGTCAAGTAAAAAATAAAATATTCACTATTTGTACGATTTTGCTTGACAAACCACCTAAAATATGTTATAATACGCAGTATAGAGGAATAAGGTCTTTTTATTTATTCTCATAGCGGAGACAATAATGCCAATGCCGTATAAGGGTGGACGAGCAAAGGCTCAAGCCCGCTACAATAGCAAACCAGAGCAAGTCAAGAACCGTACGTCACGTAACGCTGCACGAGCCAAGATGGAACAAGCAGGCCGGGTACGTAAAGGAGACGGTAAGGACGTTGCTCATAAGAACAACAACCCTAAGGATAACAGCAAGGGTAATCTGGCTGTACAATCCAAGAGTAAGAATCGCTCACACAAGTTGATGAGGAAATAATCAATGGCTAGGACTCTTTCGCCGGCCCTCTTAAAGGCCATAGAGGCCGAGGATGGTGAAGCAATCCTTGAGGCCTTGACTGATAAACAACGTCTCTTCTGCTACGAATACTTGGTTGACCTTAATGCGTCCCAAGCTATCCTACGAGCAGGTTACGATACTGTACACCCTCAGAAGATGGGTACGCAGGTTAAGAACCATCCGGGTGTTAAAGCCGCTTTGGCTTACCTTCAAAAGGAACGCCTCGATAAGAATCTCGTTGACTCAACCTTTGTGTTGGAGAAAATCATTAAATCAATTGGTCGTGCGGAAAAGAGAGGCAATGAAGCCGCAGTGCTTCGTGGTGCTGAACTCCTAGCCCGACACCTTGGGATGTTCGTTGATCGTCAAGAGATCAGTGGTCCTGATGGTGAAGCGATTCACATTAAGGAAGAACAGGTCAGGCAGAATGTCGAACAATTCAAAAGCAAGCTTGCTAGCCTCTCTAAGCGAACAGGAACGGGAAACGTGGTTGAGTTCCCTGACGCCTCAGGAACAAGCTAGTTTAGTTTACGATTGGGAGTTTTGGGCACGTCCTAATCAGCTCCCTCCGGAAGGCGATTGGAACACTTGGGTTGTTCTCGCTGGACGTGGCTTCGGGAAGACCCGTATGGGGTCTGAGTGGATCAGGATGCTCGCCCACAAGTATCCCGGATGCCGTATTGCTCTGGTCGCTGAGACGGCTGCTGATGCCAGAGACGTTATGATTAAGGGTGACTCGGGACTGCTGAATTGCGATCCCACCCTCACAGAGGATTCGTGGTCGCCTACTAACCGCTGTCTTTCGTGGCCCAACGGCTCGAAGGCGTACACCTATAATGGTACAACCCCTGACCAGCTACGTGGTCCTCAGCATCACTTTGCTTGGGTAGACGAGCTGGCTAAATTCGAGTATATGCAAGATGCATGGGATCAGCTACAGTTCGGTCTACGATTGGGTGAACACCCACAATGCTTGGTTACTACCACTCCTCGCCCGCTTCCTTTAATTAAGAAGCTGGTTGCAGATGAGGATACCGTAGTTACCCGTGGTGCTACTCTCGACAACGCAGACAACCTTGCACGATCTACTGTAAAGCAGCTCTACGAGCGCTATAGTGGTACGCGCCTTGGACGACAGGAACTTGATGGTGAAATCCTCGGAGATATTCCTGGTGCCCTCTGGTACAGGGAACTCATTGACGGTGCTAGAGTTAAGGAATGTCCTGAAGACCTCGAACGAGTCTTTGTTGCGGTCGATCCGGCAACCAGTTCTAACGAAGGAAGCGATGAACACGGTATTGTTGTCGTTGGCCTCGCTAGAGACGAAGAAGGGTATGCTCACGGGTACGTCCTAGAAGACGCTACCTTGAAGGGTTCTCCTGAGGATTGGGCTAAACAAGCAGTGCGAATGTATCGTAAGTGGGAAGCAGACAAGATCATTGCTGAAAAGAACCAAGGTGGTGACATGGTTGCCAGCGTTCTGAAGGCGCAGGATCGTACGCTACCTATCAAGCTGGTACACGCAAGCCGAGGCAAGGTGGTTCGTGCAGAACCTATCTCTGCTCTCTATGAACAAGGGCGTATTCACCATGTTGGTAGTCACGATCTTCTCGAAGATCAAATGTGTACCTTCTCTGTGGATCAAGTCCGTAACAGTTCTACCGGCTCACCTGATCGTGTTGATGCACTTGTTTGGGGTTTAACTGAACTCTTTGAAAAGATCGCTGGTCGTCCTAGTCGTAAAGCTAAGACTGAAGAAAGTACAAATCATGGACCCGCCCCTACAAGTTGGGCAACTAAACGGTCCAACACATCATGGATGGCTATGTAACTATGGAATCAATTGTTCAAGGCGTTGAGATGCGAAAGAACGGTGAAAAAGAAGAGGGAACTATTCTTGATCGCCTTTATCATGAAGCAGTAATCTCTAAGAACTATGTTCCAGAAGGCTTCGACAGTGCTGAAGACTTTCTTATGGACATGCGCCACCAATATGACGCAGATGTAGAGGCTGATCGGGTCAACCGTGAAGAAGCTCTCGAAGATAAGAAGTTTGTTGCTGGTGAGCAGTGGGACCCGGACGTTCTAGAAGAGCGTAAAGACCTCCCTTGCTTGGTTATCAACAACATTCCTCAGTTCACTGCACAGCAGGTTGGTGACTGGATTCAGTCTCGCAAGGCCATCAAGGTCATTGCAAGCAACGATGAAGATACTGACGTAGCAATCATTCGGGGCGATCTTATTCGTTCTATTGAAACGCAAAGCCGAGCAGACCGGGTTTACGCTAACGCGTTTGAAAGTCTCATCCAGTGTGGTGACGGTGCTTTTCGTGTTTGCGTTGAGTACGCTCGTGATGATGTCTTCGATCAGGATATCTTTATTCGTTCGATCGACGACTGCCTTAGCGTAGTGTGGGATCGCTTCTCTACGGACATCACAGGGCGAGATGCTCGTCGGGTGTTTGTAAATGATCGTATTCCGATCGAAGAGTTTCAAGCTAAGTACGGTTTGGAGACTCCGGAAGCGGCTCTTGAAGACCACACGACTATTAAGGCTCTTGACGGTACTGATTGGGTTGACGAAAACTCCTACCAGATCACTGAATACTGGCGACTGATCGAACGGAAGCGTTTGCTGGCTCTCTTTGAGAACGGTAAGATGTTCATCTTGGAAGATGATAACGCTGATGAAATCATGGCAGCCAACGGCGCTCCCATTAAGACCCGTATTAGCTGGGTTACGTACGCTCAGATGCACCTTTGCACGGGTTTCGAGATTCTCGATGGCCCGTATGAGTACAAACTGAGCCGTCTGCCGATTATTCGTATGTCTGGTCGCGTTACTAACGTAGCAGGGCGTCGAGTTCGGTATGGCATGGTGCGGTGGATGAAAGATGCCGCCCGCATGAAGAACTACTTTAGGTCTGTAGCGGCTGAACAGCTTGGTTACGCACCTAAGGCTAAGTGGATGGTGACTGCTTCGGCTGTTGAAGGCCGTGAAGACCACATTCGTACGGCTCACCTTAACCGTGATCCGTTGATGATCTTCAATGATGAAGCAATCTTCGGCCAAAACGTGCTACCTGTGCAGCCTCCGGGCGTTGAAGCGGCTCTGTTGAACGAAGTCGCTATCAATACACAGGATATGAAGGACGTTACGGGTATTCACGATGCCTCTTTGGGTATTAAGAGTAACGAAACCTCGGGTCGAGCTATTATGGCTCGTCAACGTGAAGGTGACGTAGCTAATCTTCAGTTCCACGACAACGGCAATGCTGCTGTTTTGGAATGTGGTGACGTGGTAAACCAACTGTTCCCTCAGATTTACGATGGCAAGCGTATTGTTCGTCGTATTGGTGAAGATGAACAGATGAAGTTCACCAAGATTAACGATCCTTACGATCCTGACTCTATTGACTTGTCTGTTGGCAAGTTTGATGTTGCTCTTTCGACTGGTGTTTCGTACACGACTAAACGTGTTGAAGCAGCCCAGTCTATGATGGACGCTCTCCAAGTTTGGCCGCAGCTTATGTCTGTTGCTGGTGATCTTGTTGTTAAGGCACAGGATTGGCCCGGTGCAGAAAAGCTCTCGGAACGACTTAAGAAGACTATTCCTCCTCAGTTCCTCGAAGAGGGTGAAGAAGGCGCAGTTGGTCTGTCGCCTGAACAGCTTCAGGAAATGCAACAGGCCCTTCAGCAGCTTCAAGCTCAGAACATGGAGCTTACGCAGCAGCTTAAGGACAAGCAAGAGGAACTCAAGATTGATGCCTACAATGCGGAAACGCAGCGTATTCGTGCCCTGTCTGATAATCAGGTGGACGC